AGATGCGCGTGAGGCTGAGGTGCGTGCCGCTGTTGCGAATCACGCAGAAGCTCGCGCCGTTGTCGAAACTGCGAAGCCTGCCAGCAACGACGCGGACACGATCCGTGCGCTGGCCCGTGGTGAGATCCGTTCCGCCAACTTCGAGAAGCGCGACATCACGAAGGGCAGCACCGGGTCACCGGTACCGACTTCGTTCTACGATCAGGTGATCATGCTTGCTCGCGCCACCGGCCCGATGCTCTCTGTGTCAACTGAACTGGCAACCGCCGGTGGTGAGAACCTTCAGATTCCACGCCTGTCAACTTATTCGACCGGAACCGTGAACTCTGAGGCTGCAACGTTCGGCGAGTCCGATCCGGCCTTCAGCGCGTTCATCACTCTGAGCGCGTACAAGTACGGGTTCCTCACGCAGGTATCGCGCGAACTGTTGGAAGACAGCGGCGTAGATGTGCTGTCTTTGCTGGCCACGAACTGTGGCCTCGCAATCGGGGTCGCGGTGAACTCGGCGCTCACGACTGGCACCGGGAGCGTCGAACCGACCGGAATAGTGACCGCGTCCGGTTCTGCTCTCATCGGTGGCACCGGCTTGGCGGACACCGGCGGATTCACCTACACCAATCTGGTGAACCTGCTTTATTCAACCGATGCGGCTGCGCGTGCGCTGCCCGGGTTCGGTTTCATGGCGAAGGGCTCAAGCATCGCAGCGATGCGCGTCCTTCAGGACGGCGCTGGGCAGTTCGTATTCCAGCCGTCGATGTCCGAGGCGACTCCTGACCGGGTGCTTGGTTACCCGCTCATCGAGAATCCTGCTATGGCGGCAATCGGCGCGTCGGCCAAGTCCGTGATCGCCGGGCATTTCCCAAGTTACTACGTTCGCACCGTTGGCGGCATTCGTTTGGATCGTTCGGACGACTTCGCCTTCAGCGCCGACTTGGTGACGTTCCGGTGCTCGTACCGGGTTGACGGCAACCTACCTCAGACTTCACACGTGAAGCACTTTGTGGGCGCCGCAACCTGATCAAATTGTCTGGCTGGCGTCGGCGCGCAGGACGGCGCCAGCCAGGCTTCACCCTGCGAACAAAGGACAACAATGCCAAAACCTGCGAAGCGACCCGGCAAGCCTGCGCGCCGTGTCGTGAATCAACGGGCGATTCTCTGGGCGAGTAATTCACCTTGGGCGCCGACCGGGTACGGAACTCAGACCGCGCAAGTAACTCAGCGCCTGAAGGATGATCGGCACCGGATTGCGGTTGCCAGCAACTACGGACTAGAGGCCGCGTCATTCGAGTGGCATGGCATTAAGCAATTCGGCCGCGGCTTCGACATGTATAGCAATGACGTGGTGCCCGCGCATATGGCGGCATGGGAGCATGAGAACCCCGGCTTCGATCCGCTACTGATCACGCTGTACGACGTCTGGGTGTTCAAGGGCGAGCAGTGGGACCACATGCCGAGCATCGCATCATGGGTGCCGATAGATCACATGCCGGCACCGCCGGCGGTGATGAAGTTCCTGAGCAAGCCTAACGTGACACCAATCGCGATGAGCCAGTTCGGTCAGGCGATGATCGAACGCGAAGGCGTCGAATGTTTGTACGTCCCGCACGCTATCGAAAAGGTCTTTACGCCGACCGCATCGGTGCCGCTGCCGAAGGGTGGCGTGCTAACCGGTCGGCAGTTCATGGAAGTTGATGGGTCGAAGTTCGTGGTCGGAATGAACGCCGCGAACAAAGGCAAAGTTCCGAACCGGAAGGCGTACCCGGAAGCGCTGCTGGCGTTCGCGCTATTCGCGAAGAAGCACGACGACGCGGTTCTGTATATTCACACCGAGGACCGCGGCGCCATGGGCGGCATTAACTTGCGCGAACTCGCGGAAGCCTGCGGCATACCTGATCATCAGATCACGTTCGTCGATCAGTACGCGTACCGCACCGGCATCCCACAAGAGATGCTGGCAGCGATCTATACCGCGATGGACGTGCTGCTGATGCCGAGCATGTCGGAAGGCTTCGGCATCCCGATCATCGAAGCGCAAGCCTGCGGCACGCCTGTGATCGTCACCGATTCGACGGCGATGCCGGAGTTGCTAGGCGACGGCTGGCTGGTCGAAGGGCAACCGTGGTGGGATGCGCTCCAGAATGCTTGGATGGTGGCGCCCTCGGTGCCGTCGATTGTTGAGGCGCTGGAGCAGGCCTACGATCAGGGGCGGCAGCGTTCGCAGCTGGCGATTGACTTTGCCGCGCAGTATGACGCGGACTACGTTTTTGAGAACTACTGGCGCCCGGCGATTGCGGCGCTCCCATGATCCCGGTGATGATCGTGCCGATACTTATCGGCCCGAAGATTCTTTACAGGATGCTGGACAGCATCGACTATCCGGTGTCGAAACTGGTCATCATTGACAACGGCGACTGCCTGAACACTTCGACCGGCTGGCCGGTTGATCATGTCCAATCGACGAAGGTTATCAAGATGCCGGCCAACCTTGGCGTCGCCGGATCATGGAACCTGGGAATCAAGGCGGCACCGTTCGCACCGTGGTGGCTGATCGTGAACTTTGACGTCACTTGGCCGGCAGGGTCGCTAAAGATGTTTGCCGAGACTGCGAACGCCGACGAGATCGTGCTCAGCCAATGCCTTCAGCCTTGGTCAGCGTTCGCCATTGGCGAGAACGTAATCAAGCGGGTCGGCTTATTCGACGAGGGATTTCACCCGGCCTATTTTGAAGACAACGATTACGCGCGCCGGTGCTCGGGCGAAGTGATCAAGCCGGCACCGATACCGGTCAATCATCAGAACTCCAGCACCCTGGCTGCTGCCGATTACGGTGAAAAGAATAACCGCACCTATATATCGAACTTGGATTATTTCCAAGCCGGCGGCGGCGGCTGGAGTCTTGACCGGAGGCGGGCCAACTCATGGGATTGAACCTGCCAACTGACGTGACCGGCTTCCGCGATTCGCGCAAAGGTGAGACGGCTTGGGTTCTCGGCTCCGGTGCGAGCCTGAACTTTGTGCCGAGATGGTTCTGGTCTGACCGGTTGGTAGTCGCAACGAACTTTGTTGGCACCCGGCTTGGCTTAGATGAGTTCTACGCCGTGACACATTACCACGTTGATGCGGCGATCATTGCGGAGCAGCGCCCAGATGTCCCGATCATCGCGCCGCGGATAGATCAGGGCGGCAACGCGGCGATACCGGTGCCACCGCAAGCGCCGAACATTTTTTATATCAACACCGGGCACCAAGCGTACGCACAGTTCGATTGCGCGGAACTTTGGCCACGCGAACCTGACACCCTAGTTGTCGGCCCGACTTCGCTCCATATGACAATGCACTTCGCGCAGTACCTTGGGGCGCGGCACATCATCCTCGCCGGTGCTGATTGCGGAACGTTGGATGACGCGAGCAACTTCACCGGGTACGCGCCGGGCGATAACCCGATGAATGTCTGGGAGTCGTCGCTCCGAGATGTCGCAAGTCATCTGCGAAGTGAAGGCGTGTCGGTGATGTCGCTTAATCCGTTCGTCAATTTTGCTATTGAAGGCCATAAGTTTCGCGGCCCTTCGGCTTCGATAAATTAGGAGAGCCCGTGGCACTTTACGCCAGCACCGCGCAGATCAAAGCAGCGCTGCGGATCACCGACGCCGTTGATGACACGCTGATAAATATGGCCGGCAGCGCCGCGTCCGAACTGATCAACGGCTACTGCGGCAGGAGCTTCGAGAACTACGGCACCGCGACCCGGTACTTCGCGCCGAATGATCTTTACGTTCTGCAAGTTGATGATCTTGCCGGGACAGCGATCACGGTCCAATCGAGCAGCAACGCCGACGCCGTCTTCGATGTGACTTTCGCCGCGAAGGATTACCAGCTGGAGCCGCTGAACAGCATCAGCGAAGGGCTGACATGGCCCTTCACCCGGATTCGCGCTGTTGATGACTACGACTGGAGCGTGTTCGGAGATGAAGCAACGGCGAAGATCACCGGGGTCTGGGGCTGGCCCGCGGTGCCGGCGTCAATAAGCCAGGCCGCCGTGATCCAAGG